CCAAGGGCATTAATCTGCTTCTGTATTTCCACACGCTCGGTGTCCGTGGCCGTCTTGAGCAAATCATTGTAATATTGTAGTTCTTCTTCTAACTGCTTGTAGGTGGTAATCTTGTCTATCCCTATATCAACATGTGCATTCCGTTCAAATGCCGTTTTAAGGTCGTTCAAACGATTAATTTCCTTATCTATCCCCGCCAAAGAACTTTTACCGGCTTTCTCACGCAGGGCCTGCTGATAAGATATTTCTGCATTGATATCCTCCAGGGTTTCCAATTCCTTAGGACGTTGTGCATGCGCCTCTATCTGTTTCAATAAATCCTGCTGCTTCTGAAGTTTGGCTATCTTCTCGGCATATAAGGCCATAAGCTTTGTTTCGGTACCCTTGGTGGTTTCAAGTTTGTTCTGATAGTATTGGATATTATTGCCAAGTTCCTTATAGCTGCTCGCGCCTTCTATCAGATGCTTTCCACTATATTTATCGCCTGCCCCCTTCTTTTTACCTGTCCCCTTACTGCCGCTTTTGCCGTTCTGCGCCTTGTTAGCTTTCAGAGCAGCAATAACGTTTGCTTCCTGGGCCCTGGTATTCTCTTTGACGGCTTTTGTTCTCTTTTCAATACCTTTTGTGTCTCCATCACCGATGCCAAGGAATTTCTTTACCCATTCCCAAGCGGTCTTGACAACCTGACTTGCCTTTTCAAAAGCTTTTACCAAAGCATCCCACACGATAGCTGCCAAGTCTTTGATGACACTCCACACTTGATCACAGATATTTCGAAAAGTCTCACAGTGATTATAAGCTTCGTACAAGATAAATATCAACCCCGCTATGGCCATGACAATGATTCCTACAGGGTTTGCTATCAATACAGCATTCAAGGCTATCTGTGCCACTTTCCATGCATTGGAGGCTATGGCAACAACTTTAGATACAGCAGCCTGCGCAAGCGTAGCAAGGCGCATGGCTTTTAATCCGCCTATCACGGCCATTACACCAGTCCTCAATTGCGACAGACTCATGATAGCCAGCCCTGTATTAGCAAGAAACTCCATGTAAGGAGCAGAACTGCTTGCAATACTACCGGCCCAGTCCAACATCGATTGTAACTGGTTCTTAAACATCTGGTTTGTACTCTCACCTGTACTCGACATACGCTCAAAGGCTTCATCAATAGTACCCGCAGAGTCACTCATGGCTTGAATATTCTCCGAAAACTTATCTTTCTGTTCACCCGTCAGAGCCCCCAGTACGCGTAAAGCCTCTGCACTGCCAAACAGCTGACCGTAGATGGTCTCTTTCAACTGCCCGGTTCTCGCAGAATATTCCGAAATGCTTGCATCCAAGCCTTGCAGGAAATTTTCAAGACCTCCTGCAGCTTTCACACTTGCAGCATTGAAACCTATTCCCATGGCGTTGGCAGCCTGTGTAGCTTCACTCGAAGGTTTTATAAGTGCATTCAAAACTGCTGCCAACTGCGTAGAGACCTCTGCTGTATTTCCTGTTACGCCAGTCGTCGTTGCAAACACGGCCATCAACTCATCCATCGTAACTCCCAGCTGGGCGGCACTTCCACTCACGCGGGGCAGAGCCTGGCCTAATTGTTCAAAGCTTGTTACACCGTTCTTGGCCGTCATCTGTATCTTATCTTGAATATCGCCGGCAGCATCCCAGCTCAGACCATAGTTCTTGATGAGTGTAGAAGTAACGGTTACGGTTTGCCCAAGGTCAGCAATACCACCGACAGCTGCCTTACTTGATTTCTCCAAAAAAGTTATCCAGTTATCCTCGGGGACACCATTTGAAATGGTTTGATAAAGACCATTAGCCAATTCTTCTCGTGCTAATGGTATATTCTTGCTTAGGCCTACGATTTTATCGGTAAGGTCATCAAAATCCTTACCACTCTTCCCTGCCATAGTATTAGCGCCCTGCATTGCAGTCTCGAAACTGTTAAAGGGTTCGGCAATACCTGTCAGCATACTACGTAACTGATCAAGAGAGCGAATGGTATTGTCAAAGACAAGACTCTTAGCAGCCAGTGTCTTGAGCTGTTCGCTACTCCGTTTTGCCTGTTCGCCGATATCTGACAGCACATCTTCAAAATTCGTTGCTTCAACAGTCAGCTTTTTGAGGACACTACCATCGTCACTCTTCAGCTTAATCTGAAATTCTACAGCTTTTGCCATTGTTTCTTGTTTTTTTATTATCTTTGTCTCAACACCATAAACAGTACTTATGTCAGCGATTCATTGGACACCCGTTTTCAGACTCATCAGCGAGCATCCCATTGCTTCGGTCTTCACCGTAGCCATCTGCCTTGTTGCCTTTGTCCTCGGTGCGCTTTTCTGCCTCGGTGTCCTCAGACATAAATAGGATTGTTTATTTCAGTCCTGCAGCACGTTTGGCTTCCCTATAGCGCCGCTTTAATTCCTCGTTGCTGATTTCTTCTTGTGGCTTTTTCGCTTCTTCCTCCCAAGGGAACTGCATCACGTCTTCAGCCGAAAGCGTATGCTTTGAATAAGGCTGCAGCATACAGAGGCATGCCATGCGCAGGCGTTCCCACTCGCCATGCTGCTCATTCTCGTGCCATTCATGCCAAGACTGCCAGGCTGCCTGAAACTCCGAAGGGGTGCACCGGCAGAAGTCATCCAGACTCATTCCCATGCACCCCAACGCAATTCCTTGCAGTTCCTCAATGCCTACGGCAGGGGTTTCACCGTCGTTTTTTTTTCGGCATCGCCCACCTGGGCATAGAAAGTATTCAGGCTGTCGGGTTCCAGGGAGTCTGCAAAGGTTTCGAAGTCCATTTCAAAGGTCACATCGTCAGCCTTGCATGCACTCTGCACGCAGCAGTAGATGAACTGTACGAGTTCGCGGATGTCGGTCTGCTTGAGCTCACTCACATCCTTACCCACCATGTGCTTGAAACGCATCATTGCGCCCATAGTCACGCGGCAGGGATATTCCTTGCCGCCGACCGTCAGTTTTAAGATTTGCTTTTTCATAACGTAACCTTATTAATATTATGAATGGCCGCCGCCACCCTGCTTGGGTGTCGTTGCTTCTGTCAGTCCATTCCCTTGTTTCTCCACCTTACCGCAGTTCTCAAGACTTACGCTGTACTTTGCATCATCGCCTGCCTGACCGTCAAGTTCCAGTGAGGTGATGATGTACTTACCCTTGTAGCCGCCTGCTGCCTTGCCCGTGCGCTTGTCGCCTTCACGAAGGTTGTAAGCGCAATCAACAGCATCGCCTGCAAGCATCAGGTCCTTCAGCTGGTCATAGGTAGGGGTTTCTGTATCGCCGTCCGTGAGTACACAGCCGTCGGCAGAGATGCTCTCCGAAAAGCTCTTCACGTACTTTTCCTTCCACTTGCCGCTTGCAGCTTCCTTGGTCACGCGCTCACCGGTTTCCGTAGATGTACTGACCTTGCAGCCCGTTGAGAAACCGAGGGCCTTGCCACCAACGCTCAGAATGAGGTTAGTTCCGTCTAAAACACTTTTTGCCATATCTTTTTCCTTATTAAAATTGTTAATACTATGCCGGCCGCCAACCCGACGATAAAGGCGGTGAATAATCTTTTCAAACTCCAGGGCTGCTGCGTCTTGATTACCTCTTTCTGTGTAGTCATCACCTGCTCTGCAGCTGACAGCTGCGCCTGTATCTCTTCGATGCGTTGCTCGTAGCGTGCACACTGCACCTCAAGACTGTCGCATCCGGCTTCGATGATAATCCGTGCGGGGCTTCCTTTGTCTGTCGAGGGCCGTCGGCTTACTTTCACATGCGCCTGTCCCCGGCGGGCCGTGTAGCCTGCGCCTGCGGGCAGAAGGGCAAGACTGTCTTCAGCTACGCTTAGCGTCACCCGTGACTCGGGCACCGTCACCCGCTGCTGCCACCGCTTGAGGATGTTCGTCTGCCGTTCGGCTTCCTTCACTGCGCTGACGTGTTCTGTGCGGCTTTCCCTTGTCGCTGTCTTCACTGAGCGACAGCTCACCGCTGACAGGGCAAGCAGCACGATGAGGACAGAGCTGGATAGCCTCGATAGCCCGCGAGAGGCGGTTGAGGGCACGGCGTGTCTTGTCGTTCTCGCCGCGGAGTTCTTCCATTTTCTCATAATTGATGCGGTTTTGTTTATGAAGCCCCACAAGTTCAGCACTCACCATGTCGTACATCTGCTTGTAGGTGTCTTCCACCTTCTTCTTCTCTTCCACCGTCCTTAAACGGCGGTTCGCAATCCACGCAATGGCAGCACCGATACTGCCCCGG